TGAGGTATAGCCATAACCAGGATCAATAGTCGAAATGGTGTTGATTGTTCCAACAACAACATTTGAAAATGCTAGAGCTGAACCTAAAGTTACAGACACATTAGCAATAGCAAGATTTGCACTAACTGTAGCAGTGTTTGCTCCAGAAGAAATAAAGTAAGGGTAAGTGTTGATTACACAGTCTTTAACTGCGCTAATTTGATCTTGATTGATAGAAATCTGTTCAGTATTAGAAAGAGAAGCAATATTAAAATTGCCGCCAATACCAACACTAGTAATTGTTACTGTTGAGTTAGCTCTGTATCCATGTCCACCTTTCACAAGTCGAAAAGTAAGAGCACTAGTATCTGATACTGTAAGAACAGTAGCATTAGCGCCTGAACCGCCACCAGACTGGCCGGTTAGGTTTACAGCGTCTCCAGATTGGTGGCCTGAACCGCCGCCAATGATAGTAACAACGTTAATTGGCCCAGAAATATTGAAGATTGTCGCGTTAACGCTATTAGAACTATTTCTGATTAGTTCACCATCAACAAATGTTCCAGAAATGTTAGTGATGAATAATTCATCAACAAGAAGCCCGCGTTCTGTAGTGCTGCTTACACGGTCAATTCTAGCAGTAGCTCCTGATGTAGCACCGGTGATTTGCTGATTAACCAAACTAGAAATAGTTCCAGTTTTCGGACTAGAAACACGAATACTCTTATCAAGAATCCATCGCCCATCAGATGCTCGAAGAATATTGTCACCTGGATAATAGAGCTCAATATCTTCATCATAAAGAATTCTGAATAACAATTTGAAAGATTCTTCAGAGCCGCGAGCTCTGTATAGATCTCTCGCATGCTTAGCTAGAAGTTTTTTATTTGAAAGTGTTGTCTGTGGAATTGCACCAAGAACTTCTTTACCAAAGTACTGGACGAATGTATCAAGAGTGCTATCAATATCTTGATATTGCGATAAGTTTTTGAAACGCTCAGTAGCTTGACCACTAGTTTCCATCCATTCATAATAAGCTTTCATGAATGAAACAAGCTTCGGCCCATTTGACTTTACAAAGCTCGGAAACTGGTTCTCGACTAAAGCCGATATGTTATTGGATGTTGCCACTAATATACGATCGTACTTACGCCATCATCATTAGTCGTAGTTACAGTACCAGCAGTTGCTATTGTTATTGCAGGAGAAATTGTTGTTGTCGCTTCATCGTACATAGAAACTGTTGCGTCAGAAATAAGAACAATCTGATTTCGCAATGGATAAATGTCATTTCTAATAGGCACTGCATAGACTTTAAGCTCATCTCCAGCATACGCTGTAGGAAGAAACGCTGTAAGCGTTATAATTCCGTTATTATAGTCTGCGCTTCCAGCTTCAGAATCAAGATAAACAGTAGAGTTTTCTCCGTCAAGATAGTAAATTCTTACAATGCCTTCTCCATCATCGTCTAAAAAGCACGTTTGTCCTTGGAAAGTAAATGCTGAAGACGAAATAAAGTGAGAACCCGCATGTGAAGTGTGGCCCGCCGAAATTGGTTTTCTGATTGGATTATTGTAAACTAACTTATACGTAGTAGCCGTTGTGAGGCTTGGGATAAAACGTTTCTGCATCTTAATTGAGATAAGATTGCTTGTGACGTAACTGCCAACGTTATCAACAGCTCGAATAAGACCAGAATATCTAAAACGTTCAGTTTCGAATGTTCCAAGAGTAGTTGTCTCATATGCGTTAACAGCGCTTACAACATCTTGCCAAACTTGAGCTTCGTTTCTAGTAGTAAGATTACTGTTCCAATGAACTTCGATAGTCGGTGTAACATAGAGATAAGAAGCGTCTACAAACTCAGGATCAATAGAAACAACATTGTACTTTTTAAGTTGGCGCTTAATCGTGTTTTTCTTAGTCTGAGAAACGATTGTTCCGATTGTTGGCTTTACAGAAACATAGACTTTACCATAGATTGGAGGATCGTTATCTTCTCCTCCCCAAACGCTCACAGAAGCTATATCAGAGTTTTCTTTGAGAATCAGTCGCTCATAATCGCTAACAAGCACTGCACGGTTTTGAGCTTCATATGAGCGTGGAGCATTAAATTTAACTGATGAAATTGACTCAGCATTTGCTCCGCCTCTAGCACTAGTTACTAGAGTAGAAGTGAATGTCGAATATCCACCAAGAGTAGATGGAGCTGCGAAATTATTCGCGCCGTTTGGAAGAGTTCCATTACAAACTCTATAACTGATATTTACAACGTTACCATTGATTGGTTTATTTCCAACAACATTGTCACCAAAGTAAACTTCAAACTTTCCATCAGTAGTTTCTTGAAGGAAATACACATTAGAATTACCGTTCACTGTAGTTATATCATTAGCCAAAGTGTAAGTTGTATTAGAAGTGTCGTTGTTTGACGTCTGTACGTAGACTCGAATGCTAGTTGTATCTACGCCTTTGTTTGGAAGCACGTATCTAACTGGGTTAGACGTGTTGACATAAAAGCGATGAGTAAGAGGTTCGCCTTCTACTGCACTAATAGTTGTGGAAAATGTTCCACCGTTTGAAGTTAGTACGTATGGCTGTGGAGTAACAAACTTGTATGTTACTCCATCAAGCGTCGCAGTGTAAGTCGTATCTCGAGCAATAGTAACATACGTTGGGTTATCACTAGGCGTGACAGTCACAGAGAAGGTCGCAGTGGCACTACGAGAAGAAGTTGGAGTATAACCAAGCATTTTCGCTCTAGAAACTACGTTCTCTCTGATTTGTGCAGAATCTAAGAACATCTCGTTGCCGACCATATTGGTCATATACGCGTTCAAATAAGTGTTATATGCGAGTAGATCAAGAAGCAAACTTATTGTTGACCCATCAAAATTGTAGTCTACGAATTCGCTATGAGAAGAGAGAAAGCTCTTCATATTTGAGCGAATTGCATCGAAGTCGAGCCCAGTGAACTCTATGGCGCTGTTAGCCGACATTTTTAGCGGACCCTTTCGAGAATTACAGTAAGCGTTACCGGTTCGGGACTATTAATAACGCGAAATATTACAGTGACTTCAAGCGAATGACTCTTTTTGTCTTCTAATACCCGAACTTCATCAAGCTGTGCTCGAGGTTCACTGTTCTTAATTGATTCAACGATTGATTTTCTGATTGAGAAAGTAGTCATTGACGTGAAAAGTTCAAATATCTGATTTGTTACGTTTCCGCCGAGATAAGGACGATACGGTCTCTCGTAGTAATTAGTCAGAATAATGTTCTTCACTGAGTTTTTGACGGCTTCACCATTCTTTAGCACAGTCAAATTTCCGGTTACCGGATGAGCGCTAAAGCTCAGCGGGATGTCTTTGTAGACTGTCTCCTTAATTGTGGCCATCAATTCTCTCTTTTGAATATATTTATAGCGGGTCGCCGACGTTAACGTTCGGAGAACCAGATGTAGCAGCTGTATTTGTGTGATCTAATTGATCAATAGCCCCAGCATCTCCAACATTTACTACAGCTTTACCGTTAATATAGACTCTGCGGGAATTCGCAGTCAAAGCTCCGTCACCGTGACTCTCTAGGTCCCCGTCCACCGACACCAGCTTCCCGTTCGCGTAAACGTGTTCTTGCCCAGTGACGATAGTCGTCGCTCCACAAGCTCTCGAATCTCCGTTTCTGTGAATTGCTGGCATTAGGAGCTATTGAGGTTGATGTTGCCAGTCGTGTTAACGGTGAAATCGCCGTTAACTGACCAATTGACGTCATCAGTCGACAAAGTAACGGCCCCCGCTTTGACTGTTGCTGCCCCGTTGACGGTGATATTGCACGCTCCATTTACGTATACGTTCTTTCCATTTAGTAGAATTTCATAATCAGTACCAACTACGCGAACGACACGAGTTCCGTCAGCCACGATCTCTTCGAAAGTTCCGGACTTATGGTACTGATGAAGTCTTTCGGATCCTTCGGTGTCGTCCACTTCACTGATGTGTCCTGACTCAGACTCATAGACATGATTGTAGGGATATTCTGCTGCGTAGCCACTTGCTGGTTCATCCCATGATCCACCAGACGCTGTGGCAACGCTCGTAGTTCTGTTTCTATTCTTTGTTGCTGGATTTGAGTGTACAAAATCTGCATCTGCTCTAGAAAGCCGATTGACATCTGGTTCTTCCTTTCTTGATGGATAAACTCTATTTGGATCTTTGAATCCAGCGTTAGCTGCGTATTCTGAAGCAAGTTTGTCTGGAATTCCAGAAAGACTTCCAAGCACGATTGGTTTTTGTGCTTGCTTTCCATCAAGAAAAAATCCAACAACCCAACTACCTTCGACTAAACCGGTTGGTGATTGACCAATATCTCCAACTGCTGCGTTCGTTGGAGACTGAATAACTTGAGCCCATGGCAAATCAGTGACAGGAACTTCATTTACGTTTTCAGAGTACCACCCAAAAATTCGAACTCTTACGCGTCCAAGCTTAATAGGATCGCTACGGTCTTCTACGACCCCCATCCACATGATTGTATTTTCACCAAACATTATTCAATCTCCTTAGGCTCTATAGCGTAAGTGTCTTTTACGCATTGGAGCACAGTGAAGAACCTATTATCACCTCTATTGTAAGTATGGCGCATTGCAGTAACTAGAAATCGTGAGTCTTTCTGTCCATAGAATAAGTTTGTCTTACTTAAATGTTCTGAGTCGCTAGAATTTTGCATGATGTTCAAATTAACTACATCGCCAACATCTAGTTCGGTGTTGCCTGGAACTGTAACATCGATTACCATATTGTTGATTGACGCCATGACCGGCAAACTAAACGGAAGAGTTTTATGAATCACTCTTGGGTCTTTAATCTGTGGATCTAGATCGCGACCATTAGTAATGTAAGTCAAAAGTGGATATGATTCTCCAATGTTTGATACTAGTAAAGTCGATCTTGAACTACCATCGTTCTTTTTGTAGAGTGACTTCTCAGTATACATCTTCCCCTTGCCAAGATGAACTAACTCTTCAAAATCTCGATCGTATAAGAAACTCTCTGTAGAAAATTTCTTACGGATTGGGTCGATAACTTCGACATCATTATCTAACATTCCAGCTTTATGCGCAATGACATTATCGAATTGAGAAGCGTAGTCAATAGCAACAATAATCTGATAAGGAAAAATTGTTTCGTTGTCTATAGTATGTTGACGATCAAAAAGAGCATGAGAAAAATAGAATGAATCTACTGCGGGCTTGTCCATCAAATTCTCAATAGTAACAAACTTCCAGCCTTTAGTAGTCTCAAAAAAGACAAATGAAGCTGATCTATATTTCTTAGATTGAGCTTCTGAACTAACCATTCGAATAAACTGAAAAGGAGAAACTTTAGGGGCGATTAGTGTATGTCTCCCTTCAGTTGATTCAAAAGATAAGCTCCTGCCTTCTCGAATATATGAGAATTTTGAAGTTTTTGGTTGGAGATACGTTTTGTAGACGTCAGAAACAATCTCGTCTGCTGCGATATTTGAATAAGATCGAGACACTGTTGAACGTAAGTCATTGATTAGTTCTTGCGATTGGGCGTGTATAACATACGTGTTAGATCGATCGTTCTGAGATACTCGATCGCTAACCTTATAAACAGAAAAGACGTACGTTACGTATTTTGCAACAGTCGGTTCGCTGAATGAGATTATTACTGTTTCGTCGCCGACGATAGGAACTCGCTCTATCAATCCAATGGCATCATCTACGATGATATCGCATTTGATACCATTCGAGAAAATATCATGATATACATTGAACTCAAGAATGATCTCACGGAGTTCAATATATTTTCCATTATAATTCACGAGAAGACAAGACTGAAGATCGATATCTCCAGGAATATATGTTGAAGATGCTGTCATTACGAGAAGATTGTTTCAACCTCGCGCAAGAGCGATGGCACATAGTCTTTCTTAAGAACTTTTATGATTCGTCGTGCGTCGTTTAGTTCTAATTCATATTCGTAAGAATACTTAATTTGTTTCTGTGTCGCGCTCAATGAACTGTAAGTAGTCAAGTCTACGTCAAGCGTTTTCTGTTTAACGATAGTGCCGTCAGAAAGCACACTATGTTCTCTAATGATGCATTGATAAGCGTGGATATCTGCTTGAGCATCGCTTACGCTGCCGTACTTCTTCTTGATGTATTCGTTGAAGCTCTGCTGGTCCATCGGCCAATCAAAATGTGGATCAACAGTTAAATTTGACAACCAAATAACCCAGTCAAGAGTTTCGTCATCATAATATTTAGAAGCAATTACATCTGCTCGCTCTCCATCTTCAACATCGTGCGTATAATAAACCGCGACTTTACTTTGTACGATATCATGAAACTTAAAACGAACAAACGGGTTTTGAATAATCTTTGGAGCGCCTTGGTTCAAGACGTCATATCGAATAGTTGGAAAGTTCGCGAAAAAATGCGGCACTAGAAGCTCCTATTCAAACCAGAACTTGGCTCAAAGTTTTTCTTTGTGAGAATAGAAACTTCTTGGAATGTCATGCTTATTGTCATGCTCACAGGAGCTTTTTCAACATTACCAGCAGCCGATGTTCTAACATCATGGTACATAGGAACGCCCTCACCATGATAGTTAATCTCTAAGTTCTTTAAAACAGATGGTCCGATGTTGAACAAGTAGTCTGGATAATGAAAATCAATATCAAACTGTTCTGGATAATCAAAGAAGTGTCCTTGAGAGTCTTTATATCCAGGCGCCATATGATATCTGAAAGATTGAATTATGCCTTTGATCTGCGCTGACTCAGTTTGATTTCGAGGAACGAATTTGTATGTGAAGTTGTGCGTTCGAAGGTTAGGACCATCGTACAAAACGCCCATATGAGGATTGATTGCAAGCCCGCCGGCTGCAAGTGCTCCTTTAAGAGCTTCAGTAACACCGAGACCAGCAATACCACCAGCGGGACCAAGAAGCTTATAAGCAGCAAGAGAACCAATATTCTCTTGAAGAGCTTTTAGTCCATAGTACTTTGCAGCGCCAACTACATCGCCGCCCGTAAGCGAACTTGCGCGATCAATGAATGAAGAGATAGAGCCGTCAAATCCATCACCTATCTGAGCTCCAATTACTCCACCCGCTCCAACGCCTTCAGTGTTGTAAGCCTGATCGTATTGAGTAGAAAGATTCGCTGGAATAGGAAGAAATATTCGTCTGATCACTTCATCTTTAGCA